CCACCATTTTGTAAAATAGTGTCTATGTTTGTTTTAACTTGATTGCTTGTATCTAGAATACCATTAATTTGATAACGCTCAGTAATTTGATCAGCGGTGCCTGTGCCACCTGCAGGATCTAAGTTTGCACTGGTGTAGTTAATGTCTTCAGCACAGTAATTATACCAAGCAGTTCTTGCTGTAGAATCAATGTCGGCAGCAGGAATACCAGCACCATAACGCACACTGGTCATATAGTCATACCAAACATCAGCAGGGTTTGCTACATTGTTGGCTAATTGAAATGTGACATTGGGTAAACTTGTAAATCCATTTGTAGCATAAGTCATTTTAACAATGGCAAATACTAGTCCAGACATCTGATAAGCACTGCCCCAACTGCTATCATTATTGCCCCAAAATGTATAAGCAGGTGTTGTGTTGCCGGTGCTTTGTGGTGGATAGATTTGATCAGTGGCTGCGCTACCGCCAGCATAAACACGCAGTTCAACTAGACTGTTATTATCAACAATAAAATCTGTGTTAATAAAATCTTCTTCCTGTGCTCTACCAGTTTCTCCCCCTGTTCCCGCACTTGTTGCTGTAAATATTTGTCCAATGTTATTTGTCTGTGCACCTAAGGCTATAAAATTAGTATTACCTCTTTTAGTAATAACATAAGTTGTGCCAACAACGAAACTACCAGGTGCAACAATAGCACCATCAACTACTTTTCTACCATCTTTGACTTTGTGTGCGTTTGTAGTAGCATCAACAGGTGTTAAGCGTAAATCATTCCATATAACGCTTTCTAATCCATAACTAGGTGTTGTTGTTAAGTTATTTGTATATTCACTTAACACCAAACAATAATACATTGTATCATTGTTCGTTCCGCCAATACTTTTTAGTCTAGCATCAGTGATAATACCATTAACATAAGCACTGCCATAGACCACAGGAATCTTATTGTTAGTTGCAGGAGGAACTTGTATGCGTCCACCTTGTGTGGCTGCACTATTGTTGCCTTTGTTTTGATTGCCATTTATAATTCTAGATGTCACATAAGCGGCACCTGTAGCAACAACTGCTCCAACAACCAATGCGGCTGTGCCTGCTAATCCTAATAGCGTTCCTGCTACATAGGCTCCTACGGCTGTAAATGCTGGCATATCATCAATCCTTTATGTATAACTTTTCAGTCAATCTAAAACCTCTGGATTCTAAATCATAATCTCGTGTTGTTGTCATACGAGTTGTAAAATAACCTTGTATCTCATTGTTATTTAATAGTTTTTCAGCCTGCTCACAGAATTTAATAAACAAGCGTCCAGCACCTAAGGTGCCTCTGTATTCTTCACGCACAAACCAAACTAATTCACGCAAACTGGTTTTATTTGGCATCCATATATTCTGTTCTTTAACTGCCACTAACAATCCTATTGCTACTTCTTCATTAAAATATAGCCAAATATAACCGTGATGTATAACTGTGAATACAAGTTTTTTGATATGTTCTCTGTTAATAGCATCAGTGTGTTTGTTATAACTTGTTTCAAGCAGAAACTCTACCAATAAGTCTGTGACTAAATTTATATCACTGCGTGTGGCTAATCTTATCATTGCTTAATATCTTTCGCCTGATGTTTGATTATCGCTGTTGCCAATATTACCGCCGCTGCCTCCGCCACCATCTACTGTGCTGGCTGCTTTGCCTGTGTATGGTTTACCAAAGTCAAAACTTTGATTAAACAATGTATCAACTCTGTCCATACTTTGATCAAAGGCATAGTTATTGTTATCAATTTCGGTGTAATATATTTGATAGTCTTGTTGATTTGTTCTGCGTCCACTAACTTTGTTTTCTAACACACCCATAATACTACTCGCAATAATGGTAATAGTATGTGTAACTCCAATATCTTGAGCAACTGTTTCTATGTCTTCTTGTACACTGAAATTGCTGACTATACCTGCAAACCTTTTATAAACTTGATTGGTAATAACTTCCTGTGTATTGTAGTCAAAGAATGCACGATAAATGTTTACATCTCCGCCTTTGATCTGTGTGCCTAATACTGCGGCAATATAAGCTGAAGGTATAGCACTTAGACTTACCTGCACTTCATCATTGGCATTTGAAATATTGTTTTGTATTTCACTGATTGTTAAGAATCCTGCCAGTGCTTGATAAGTTTTACTGTTATGAGTAACTGCTTTATAACAGTTGCTGATATAATAAGTTATGCTGATAACACCTGCCTGTGTTTGACTACCTGTGGCCGTGCTGGCATAACTTACGCTACTTGTTGTTGCTGCCGTTACTACAAATGTTCCATTATATTCTGTGGGAACCATATTGCTGACTGTGATAGTATCACCTACAACAAATGGACTACTTGCTTGTGCGGCAAAGGTTATTGTAGCCGTTGATCCTGTGCCGCTGGCACCAGTTGTAGGATTGATTGCTATCAGTGTTAGATCAATGAGAACACCATATTCAATACTGCGTTCTGTGTCTACTGCAGCAATAGTTGTTGTCATAGTATTTCCTCAATCAATTCCAAATCGCTGGTTAGTTCTACAAGTTGTCCAGGTAGATATCTAATCTGCGGTAGTTTTGTGACTATAACATTAAAGTTTGCGGCCACTGCTCCTGTAAGAACTCCTGCGGCAGCCGGAATAGGATAGATCAATCCTCTATGGATAGGTATAACTACATTCCAATTATCGTCTACAGCAGTGGCATCATAACCAGTGCCAGTAAATGTTATACTTGCTCCAGCACTTAAACTAATATTACTGGTGCTGATAATACTAATTTGTGTAGCACTATCAATATTAGCAATATAAGTCACTGAACCCAATACAGCATTGCCGCTGGTTTTACTGATAATTTGTCCCACAGTTAATCCTGTAGTTGATGCCACAGTGATAGCAGTTCTTGTTGTTGTGGCAGTATATCTTGTATAATATTGTCTTCCTGAACTTCCAGCTTGCCTTGGATTAGACACTACTGTTACTCCAGGTGCAACAACAGTGCCAGTTTTTCCAGTTATTTCTACAGGCACTTGCACATCATTTGTAGCAATATATGAATATGTGTTATTTGTGCCATCCCATGGACGAACATAATCTCCACTTTTAAAAATATATTTTGTAGTTGGACTTGTTATACTTGAACCAGTGTATTCTAATACTAATGTTGTTCCAGTTGAACCTGTGCCAGTTTGATAACCATCTAAATAACCAATATTGCCAGGAACAACATATCCTTGATAAGGAACCATCCAACTATTACCTAATGTTGCGCCGCCAGTAGAAAAATTAATGTTATTAAGAAGCATGCCATGTGCTTGATATCTATCATTGTCAAACAAAGGTTCAAATACTTCTCTATATTCTGCGGCAGTCCAAACAGGTTTAGGTGTTACTACAAATCTAAATGGATTTGCCCAGTTGCGACTGGCAACACTGATCCTACCACTGCGACTTACTGTTTGTGCCACTAACTTGCTTCGGTTAACTTCAACATTAACCGCTGTGTCAACTATATCTTGTAAACTCATCTTCTACTCCTTATTGGCATACTACGACGCCCTTGTTCACTGACATTATGTAAAAATTCTGGATCACGGGCTAACAGTGTTTTGAAACTTTGTGCATCAACTGCTTGGATGCTGTATGTCACTGCGTTGTTAATAACCTGTGATTGTCCGCCGCCGCCACCTAATGCGTGATTAGGAATAATTCTGCCTGCGCTTTGTGGAACGAATAGTTCTGGACCACGCTCGCCTACAATGCTGGCCTGACCAACTGGAGGCATACCGCCATTGGCAAATCCAAATATCTTACCTATGCCGCCTAAGAATCCACCGCCTGCTCCACCGCCAAATAATCCTGCTAACATTTTCTGTGCTTGCACTCTAGCAAAGTCAGCAATCATACTGTTAGCCAAATCCTTGATTGATAACTTACCAGTTTGAACGAACTTGACAAACGCATCTTCAAAGCCTTTGGTAAAATTACTGAATTGTTGTGCGGCATATTCAGCATCTGTTTTGATATTGTTGCGAAACTTCTCACCAGCATTGGCCCAACCATATGCAAAACTTTCTTGTTCTGCTTTTGTTGCGGCTGCTGTTTCTTCAATCTTAACACGACGCTGATCATACAAGTCATTGATTTCTTGCATACGCTGTTTCATACCACCAACACCTTCAAATGGTAAGTTTTGTATTTTCTGTATGGCTTCTAACTGTGTTTTGCGTTGTTGCTCTAAGTCAAACAACTTTTTAATATTTTCCTGATCACTACCACGAAGATTTTGAATACTCTTTTCAAATTGTTCTCGTTGTGATGTTAATTCTAAAGCATCTGCCTGTGCTTTAACTTGTTCAAATGCACTTACTCTTGCGCTATCTTGTTGTGTTTGGAAGCCGGCTATCTCTGCTTGATATTGAGCCATTTGCTCCATATAATCAAGAATGTTTTTAACTTCTTGTTGCTGTCTAGCATATTCACGAGTTTGTTCACGAGTAATATTGAATATATCTAGTTCGCTGGTTTGTAAATCTTTTAAGTTGGCAATCTCTTTATTAATTAAAGCAAGAGTTGCACCTTTGGCACCTTTACGCTTTTCTTCTAAGGCTGCAGTTTGATCAGCATAGCGTTTATTAATATCTGCTGTACCTTTGATAATGTCTTGTTCTTCTTTGCTCTTGCCTAACATTTCAACTTCTGTGGTATAACGATCCATATTAGCCTGTGCGGCTCTACGATAACCATCAGCTAGACCTTGAACAGCGTTAAGTTGTCCTTGAAGTTCTTTACCTGTTTCAACTGCTCTAACAGGGCTTGTGCTTTCGGCACGACTTCTATATGCACCCATTGTACCTGGTTGTGTAGATCCACCGGTGGCTTCACCGCCATCATTACCTCCCATCACACCTAATCCAAGAGCGGCACCTACGCCTGCTCCAATAAAACCTATTAATTTTGCCACGGCTCTAAGTGCTACCATTAATGGACCATTCACAGCAAATGTTGCACTACCAGTTGCGGCAATCCTGGCAAATAATGTTGGGATGGCTGCCAAGCCACGAGCAATACTGCCAAGAATTGTTGCGGCACGACCTAGTATGGTCATACCAAATACTGCGGCTAATACAATAGCAAGCCCTTTTAACACTGAAATCATTGACTCTAGTTCGGCTTTGTTTTTGCTAACGGAATTAATAAATTCAACAACTGGTGTTGAAATTGTTAAAAATGCCAATCTTAGATTGTTCATTGCTTCGGCAAAATTGTCATTTAATTCCGCGGCTTTGTTAACAGCATCGGTTTGTTGATTGAACTTACCACGAAGATCTTCCATCTTTGCCGCAAGATCTTCTGGAGCAACACCCTGCATACTCTTGCCAAATAATTGAATTGCTACGGCAGTTCGTTGTGCTGGATCTTTAATATTTTCAAAACCTTTTATAGTCTGATCTAATAAATCCGCTGTATTCTTAGTGCCTAGGTCTTTAAGACTGACACCTAATCTACCTAAGGCTTCTTGTGTTTTATCACTACCTCCTGCGGCTTCTTCTATACTTTTATAAAATTCAGTAACTAACTTACCGGCATTGCCTGCTTCACCACCAGATGCTTGTAAAGCCGCTTGTAATTCAATGATACGACCAACGCTAAGTTCAGTGGCCTTGCTTAGATCACTGATGGCATCTGCGGCACCAATGGCACTACGAGCAAATGCACCAAATGCCGCACCTATCAACGCAGTTTTAAGTCGTGTCATTCCTGTCAGCAACTTATTTGTTTGTGCGGTTAAACCACTAAAAGCTGTGTCAACATCTTTAGTTGCTGATGTAGCATCTTTGGCAAATGATTGTGTAGCACTATCTGCGGCACGAATATTGCGAATATAACCTTGACTATCTAGTTCAAGTGTGACTGCTAAGTTTGCCATTATTTGATCTTCCCTATTAAATTATCTATGCGTTTTTGTAAAAACTTTTCAGTGGGCTCGCTCATACCTTTTGGTGCTTGACGACTATAACCTTCATCCAAGCGTTCAGCATAAGCATAGTTAGCATCAATGGTAGTGCCACGCAGGCGTGTACTGCGACGAGCATTGCCTGTGCGTATAGGTGTGCTGTCAACAAAATAGTCATAGGCTTCTTTAGGTAATGTTTTTGCGACTTTTTCTGCCTCATCAAACATTTTACTTATTTCATTCATATTAAAGTTTAGTGCCATCTTTTTTATTGACCCTTTCCATTGCTGCCATCAAGTCTTCTTGACTGGCTTTAACTGGTGCTTTCTTACCTTCTGCCTGATTCTGAATATAGTTTTGATATCCCAGTGCGGCATCTAATACTACTAAATCAAATGTGGAAGCCTTGGACATTACTTCGCTGGGCAATAAACTATAACGCTTCCCTAGTGCATCTATGCTTAACAGCATACTCATTTCAACGCCTTCGGGATCCAAGTCTTCCTGTGTTACTTTCCCAGTGTTTCTACTACCTTACCTATTACTCTAGTTAAAATATTACTGGGTAATAGATATCCATCCTTGACAATGGGTGTGCCATCTTCATCAAGAATCATTTTGTTTACAATCTCAACCATATCACCAAAGTCTTCACCTTTCATAGTGGCCATCTTTACGAATACATCCATACCTGTGCGGTCGTAGATCCAGAACTCTAAACTCTCACCATATTCTTTAATGGTTTCTTCATCCGTGAGTTCAACTTTGACCAGTTCAGGCTTCTTGCTTAGTTGTGTTAATTTCATTTCATATCCTCATATCTTTGTTTTAAGTAATGAATAGTTGCTAATGCAAATTTCATTCTTACTTCTGCTTGTTCCAAGTCTCTCTTGGCACATCTTAGTTCGGATAAAGCCTTAGCGACTTCACCTTCTATACTGCGAAATATCTCATCTTCAGTTTTGTCATCAAATATCATAATATCTCCTACTTGTTATTTATACAAAGTTTCGCCAAACAAAAAGCACCCGAAGGTGCTTAGTGTCTTCCCATCCCTATGAGAAATTATGCTACTGTGTAGTTACCTGTTACAGTTAATGTAACTGGTGATACCCAGACAGGAGCGTCTGCTGATACAGTTGGAGCCAAGCCAGTAATGTAAGCAACACCTGTTAGGGTTTTGCCTGCTGTGCCTGTGCTTGTATCACCCATATAAAGAGTGAAATCAACTGCTCGTTTGTTTTGACTTAGACCAAAAATACCTTCTTTGATAGCCACATCTGTGCCTGTGCCTGTGCCAAAGAATTTAACTTGATCAAGAACTAAGTTCATATCTAAACTGTTTGTTGCTGTTGTTGGGATCTGTAGTTTTGACTCTGAGTCTAACTGTGTCCAAGTGAATACATCCGTTGCGGCATTTACAGTAATATCTTGTATTGCTGGAACCAACAAGCCGGAAGTGTCACCAGTTACACGAATAGCCAATGTCATTTCTACATTTTCTACGCCTGGTGCTGGAAATATGAAAGCCATATTATTTTTTTCCTTATGCTAAATTTGTGAATCTATACTCGCCTTCATAGATAACTCTATCGTTGTCTATTATGACTGTATAATCAAACTGGCGTTGCCAAACGCCAGTAATGGTAGTGATATCTTTAGCACTACCGAGGATTGTCAATGCTGAATCTAAGTCTTGATTGCGATTTTTTGCGTCCATAGTCAAGAACCATCTTACAGTAGTTACTCTGGCATTGATTGTCAGTGTGCCTAGTGTAGGAAACAATTCGCTTTGTTCAGTATAGGGTTCATCAAGATATACTCTACGAGCATTCTTAAGATACAGTGGATTAGTTCCTTCTTGAAACGGCAGTTCCTGACTTGTCTTGATAGACGCAGTTAGTTGTGCTGTCAAATAAGTTAATAATTCTGTTCTCATCTTGTACGAACTCTATTTACAACTGCGGCCATCTTGTCGCTGGTATCAATCGTTCCATTTTCGCTGAAGTCATACCAGTCACCGGCTTCAATAACTTCGTCAAACAATAGATTATAACTGTCCTTGTAGAACTTAATTTTTGCAAATTCAGCACTGTCAGGATTGCCAAAGTCAGCAACAGTAGGATACACATATTCAAATAATGCAAAATACACATTAAGGTCTATGAACTCCTGCGTTCTGGCTAGGATATAATCTGGATTAACAGCGGGTAATAGGTTTGGATTTATGATCTGTGCCATTCTACGCTGATATTCTCTCCACCATTCAGTGTTTCTTATTTGTGTAAGAATACGCTGACTGGCCTGTTCTAAGTAATCGTTGATCTCGGATTCTGTTAAATCTTCATTTGCCTCAAAAACACGACTATCACGATTAGTGACATCCTCATAAGTCGCAAAACTTACGAATGTTTTATAACTGTATATAAATGCTCTATTCATTGTGATAGTCCTTTAGATTAATTTAGCAATTAAGGGTTAATGCTTGAGTTGTTGTTCAAACTACGACCATAATCGGCCATTAAAACACCTGTGCCATAGTATGCTGAACATACAATGTCATCACCCAAGAAACTAGCACGACGCTGTGTTTCAATAGCGATATCACCAATCATGCCCAAGCCGATAGCATCACGCTGGAAAATAGCACCAATGTAGTTGCCTGCTAAACCTGAGTTAGCCATGTTAGAAGTTTGATAAACTGGGATACCAGCCAATAAACCTACAAAGCCTGTTCTCATCGCTTCATTAGCATTGTCGCCATAAGCACCTGCTGTGAATGGAGTGTTACCTTGTGTTGTCAAAGCACTCTTCAAATCAAACGCTACTTCAGGGTGAATAACACAGACCATGCCGTCCATTGGAACTGCATCAGCTTGTAGTTTTGCCACTGCTGTGAAGATTTGTGCGGCTGTGATAACAGTTGTGCCAGCAGTAGGTGCTGTGAAACTGCTGAACAATGCTGTTAAGTCTGTGTCCATTTTGCGAGCAACTGCTTCACCGAACAAGCGACCTAAGTCAGCAACAACATTACTTGCGGCTGATGTGCGAGCCAAGTCAGTTAGCAATGTGCGGATAGCAACTGGGCTAACTGTCAATAGTGCTGTGTTTGTGCTTACTGCGTCGTTGTCTACTTCATTACCTTCTGTAACTGCTTTAGCAGTTTGTCTTGGGTAAATTGGAACATTTACATTTTTACCTTGACCTGGACTCAAAGTATAATTTTTTACCAGACCACGCATGATACTGCGCTCTGATGCAACGAACATTGCTTCCTGAATAATTTCAGGCAAAAGATCGTTGAGTGTGGTTGTGGTACTTCCGGCCATAATATAATTCTCCTTAAATGAATTTTAGGCTAATCCCGCTGTCTTACGATAGTCGGAATATATTTTTCTATGTTCAGGATTTTTCATATCCAGTTTAGCGATATCAACTTTCTTAGTAGTATTGCCTGTGACATTGCTTTTAGTATTAGTTGTGGCAGGTGCTGCCGACACAAAATGCGGATTGCTTTGCAGCCATGACTGAACAAAACTATCCACACTTACGGGTTTACCGCTGTCATCATAGCGAACAACACCCTTTTCATCTAATACTTCAACTTCACCTTCCGGACTAAGTCTAACTTGATTACGAATCAATGCTTTAACTTGGTCTGGATTAACAGCACGATAACGAGCTGCCGCATCTACTATAGGAGTTTCTACTTTGAAACTTTCTATTACTCTATCCCTCTTTTGAATTTCTGCATCCTTCTTGGCTGCTAATTCTTGAATAACACGATCAAACTCTCCACGCTTTAGTTGTTGTTCTTGTTGAATCTTTTGATGCTGACTAACGATTTCTCGTAGTTGCTCTGGATCTCCAAGTTCTTCATACTTGCTGACATATTTCTTTTCTAGTTGACTTTTGGTCTTTGCTAGAATAGCATTTACTTCTGCCTGCGTAAAAGTTTTTTCTGTTGCCTGATCATTTTGAGAGATATCAGTGTTCTCTGTTGCCGATGTTTCTTGTTGGGTCATCGTAGTCCTCGCCTCTTTAAGAGTTAATGTTTTAGGAAGATAATTCTTCCTGTAGTATATTTATATAAAATTATTCAATATTGTCTAAGATATTTTTAGCCCAGGTTAGTCCAGCAGGTCCGCCCCATAATAGATAAGCCTGTGTACCTGGAGTATTCTCTCCTGGTTTGTAATATACTGCCGCACGACTTAAAAAACTAAATGTTCTTTTAACAACATCTAAACTAACCTGCTGTCTATTTGCAAATTGATTTGCACGAGCAAGTCCCACAGCAGTGCCACCACGGTTGCTGGGTGTAGATTCTTCACGCAGTTTCAATCCGCGTTTAGCGGCTATGGCCATTTGTGCTGTGGGCGTGTATGTTGCCATTATTCTGCCATTGGTTCCCAGGCAGCGCACCACCAGGTTGCTTTAACTGGCGCATTGTTCCAGCGTGTGCATAATCCTTCTAGATAGTATCCACAGTTCTTACAGTTCTCTTCACCAGTTGCAGGCTCATATGCCGCTGGTAAGTCTGGACTAATTGCTGTGCCATCTTCATAAGTTCTTGTTATTTCTTCTTCGTCTGGACTTGGTACGCCTTGTTGTTCAGCTAGTTCTTCAGCAAGTTCGTGCTCTGGCATTTCAATGTCTAATGCGTCCATAACTTCATTTTCAATCAATGCTCGCTTTACTGGATCTTGAACAATCTCACTGGCAGTCTTTAATTGACTTAGTTCATTGTCAGTGTTATGTAGCGCAAAGTTGTCAGGATATTCAATCTCGCCATCCCAAGTTGCACCCATATATGTGTAAATGATCTGCCAGATATTTTCCTCAGCGAGTTCCAAATTGTCGGCGATGTTACTTAGGCGTGCGTTAAGTAAAGTGAATTCAGTTTGAATTGCGATACCTGACATCTCTTTAGTTTCTGTTGCACGAACACTACCAACATTACCCATTGAATCAATCATCTTTTTTCTGTTGTTGATTGAGTTGTAAATCTTATCAATCTGTCCACCTTCAAACTGTAGCACATATGGCTTTAAGTTTGGATCCAAGTTCTCTTCCATAGTGATAACTTGTCCAGCAGCCGCACCTTGTGCGTTTGTGCCTGCTGTGGCAACCAAGCTGGGGTGTGTATCTAATCTAATACTGTCATAGACTTCACTTAGTTCATTGTAGATCATACGCTGTTGATCCGCGATGTCATCAACTAAACTATTGCCTAATCCTCGCACAGGACTGCGTTCAGCATAAGCACAGACGAAAGGTAGATAACCTAGACCGTTTGTTTCCACAGTCATATCGTTGACACGCTCTTGTTGCGTGTCTAAGTTATAAGTTGTGATAGTGTCATAGGTCCATTCTTTGACAACAGTTTCAGTGCCGTTGACTTCTTCTACATACTTGATATATTCTAATTGGTAACCGCCATTAGGCTGACGGGCCCAACGCCAATCTGTGACTGCTAGTGGATTATACATTGACAAGTATGGGCGGGCATTCATAGCCTGTTCATCTGCCATAGTAATCGCACCTACATCAGGTTTGGCTACGCAGATCCACATATGACCAAATACACTACTCCAAGTTGCTACTTCTTTCATAAACGCATCCATACTGCGTCCATCTAAGTCAGCATCTTCTAGAATGTCTTCAATGGTAAAGTTGTTTTCTAAACTACCAAACTCTCTATGTGGTTTCTCTCTAAACAAGAAACTGATATACAATGAAATTAAACTGCGACATTGATTGTCTAATGGAGTGTTGTTTAATCTTACAGCGTATTGTGTGTCCGACTCTAAGGCATAACGCTGTAGGTAAGCACCTTCTCTGTATGCTTGCCCGCCAGTATATGAATCAAGTAAGAACTTCCAGCGTAGTTGATTACGGCTGTAAGTTGTGTTACCAGCAGTTGCCTGTAGATAGGCATTTTGAAATGTTAAGAGTTCCGCCATATTTTAGGCTCCAATATTAGTAATGTATTTATGCCAACTGGTGGCCGAATGCTCTAGGAGCAACTCGTTGTTGTGGTTTCTGTATAGGATATAAGAATTCAATCAAATATCCTAAACTATCACAAGCATGATCCCATCCATCTTTTTGCGGGACCATTGTTTCTGGTTTGTAACTCCAGTTTCTTAAACTTTTAATAGTATGTTTACACTTAGGATCTATCTTAAATCTAGTAGTGCTATCTTCACGCTTAAAGAATAAACTATTACAAGCATTAATTCTATCTTTAACTAATGGATGACTACGATGATATCTTGTAGTGAATCCAGCCATCTCTAAAATCTTAATATCTGTATTGCCATTAGCACTTGTTTTTCTCTGTTGGCCCGCAGGATCCGGCATCACAGTAATAGGATTCTTTGGATATCTATTTCTAAGTTCATCGCAGAACTCATTAGTGTTACTGTTCTCTAGAATAATCTCATCAAATATTTCAATACCTTTACTGGTATTGCGACCTACTTGAGCACATAGAGGCGTGACATTAAAGTCCAATCCTACTACCAATGTTTCATATTCATTAGGCTTAACTATTTCTGTAATGTTATGTTCACCAAACTCATACATAATAACGCCAGCAAATTGTTCCCAACTTGCAAGATATTCTTGTGCAAATACTTTTGGACTTAGATCCTGTTTGGCTTGCTCAATCTCTTCAGCATCAACAAATCCACCATCAATAGTTGTGTATGAAAAACTCATCCAACCCTTTTTAGTTAGATAGTTATCATATAAGTCTCGGGCGGTTTGATTACCTGCTTTCGGCGTGCCGATGAATAATGCGTGTCCTTTTTTATCACTTAAGGATGCACGAATGATTTGATTCCATATAATGTCTAAATCAATGTCAGCAAATTCGTCAATGACGATAAAATTCAATGATTCTCCACGCAGATTGTCACCTTGCTCTGCACTCTTTAAACATATCTTTGAATTATTTACGAGACTGATAGTAAGTTCGCTTTCATTTGTATCTTTAATCCAGCGTAGACTTCTAAGTTTATTTTTTAATTTGTCCCATACAAGACTTTTTGCTTGTTGTCTACTGTTAGTCAAATACCATACTACACTATTAGGTTGGCTGGCATAACGGCATAATTCTCTCATGCTTAAAAAAGTTTTTCCACCACGACGACCTGCAACTACTACACGGAATCTAATTGGACATTCTGCTATAAGTTGTTGTGGCTTACTCAGTGGCATCTATGTCATTAAGTTCTTGTTTAAGATTGTCTTTAATCTCATCAATATCTTCGTCATCAAATACTTGATCAGTATTTTCATCTGTCCAAGGTAATGGTTTAGTATCAACTGTGTTTGTAGGATTGTCAGATTGTAATAAAATATTCTTGCCTAACCAAATAAGCAATGTAGGATTACCGCTGAGAGCAGTTTGAAGTTGTGCTCTGCGTAATGTCTGCTTTAAGCAACCGCGTCCTTTTATTAGATAATCACTAAAGTTATAGCGTAATGTTGATTCTGTGACGCCAAACCATTCAGCAATGT